TAGGTGGCAAGACGGCAAACCAATCGCCATTGTCCTCAACATTGTTGAGCAACATCTCCTTGCGAGCAAGGCGGAAGAGCTTATCAATGTTATTTTCAGTCAATGAGAAGTGATCGCCAGAAGTTCCACCAGACATATCGCTGTCATCAATGGTGTCAGTAGCATCAATTACACCAGCAAGAAATGCACCATCTTGGAAAATCCTAATCTGGTCAGCGGCTTCTTCGGCAATCTCCCTGCGAGTATCATAGGCGTTCTGCTTTTTGTGCCTGTCATCAAGGAAGAACCAAATAGATGGTTGCTGGTCAATGGTGATAGGGTCAGTAGTGCCAGTGACATCTTGCTTAATAAGAGCAGTGTCGGGAGAATATAACTGTGCTTTTAATGCAGAGATATATGGGCGATCAACCTGTTTGCCAAAAGTAAGACCAGGCTTTAAGTCAAAATTGGCAAGGTCAGTGAAAATAGCTTTCTTGTTAAGGTTCTTTTGCACCCTTTTTGCAAAGGGAATAGGGGAAAGTGGGTCTAATGTGTTAGACATTGTCTTTAAGACTGCACTGTAAATCTACCACCTCCTTTCTTAGTCATAATGGCATCAATCTCGTCTAAATCCATTGTTCCGTTAACGAGTGCCTCTGCAAGGTCTTTCTCGCTATTTTTATCAATAGACTTTACGGCTGATGTTCGTCCACTAGACTCAATAGTCTTTTTCTTGGGTTCTGGTCTAAAATCAGAATACGCCTTATAGATAAGGTGGATAGGTGTTGAATACAGTCCTTCTTTTTCTATTTTAGTTTTTAATCTTTGGCGCATTAAGACCAACTCACCTTCAGAAATATCGCTATGCTCTTTTTCAATATCCCCTCTAAGTTCTTCAAAGGCTCCCTCAAAGTATTGGTCATAGGCTTTTTGTGCCTCTTTCCTCTCTTTTTCTTCCTTCAAAGTGTTTTCGTATTCAGTCAGTGCGGAGAGTTTTGTCTTGAATGGAGAAATAATGTTTTCAACTAATTCCTTATAAGGTGTTAGTTGTTCATCGCTTAGTCCATACTTCTCTCCCCACGCTTTTAGGAGATTGTCAGCATCTTCGCTTTTCTGTTCGGTAGTAGTTGGCTTACTTTTAAGCTCATTAAGCTCTTTCCTAAGCTCTTGCGCCTCTTTTCTCCAAGCATTAGCTTGGTGTATCGGCACACCCACAAACTGCTTAGGTGGCTGTTTGTAGTTGTCGGTTTTAGGAGTTTCCTTCTCGCTGTCTTCCACCTTCTCCACCTTTTCAGCCTTTTCAGGCTCAACTGGGGTTTCAGGTTTGACATCAGGTTTTGTTTGGGTTTCCTGTCCCTCACCCTCAAATAGTTCTCTATCCGCTTCTGGGATTGAGTTAATATCTGTCGGGAGTTGTTCTTTGTTTTCCATATTTTTTTGATAAGGGATTATGACCCTTGTGGCTTGCGCCTAGGTTTATGGGTAGCCTATCCCAATTACTTATAACTTTTGGTCAGCGTTAAACTTGTTGGCAAACTCTTGGGCATCTCTATCGCTTTTCTTCTCTCCCATAATCCTTCCTTGTAAAACGATTAAGTGCCTTCCATTATCGTTGTAATACTCAAATCTGTTCGTATAAGGGATTGTCTTCTTAATCTCTGGAACTACCTCAACAATCTCCTCTTTGACTTCAATAATCTTTTTCTTCATTGATTTCATATAAAAATTGTAATAGCGACCTTTGATGTTTCAATTTAGCCTGTATCTTACCAAGTGAGTCCATATCTACATTGCTTAGCCTCTGTATCCAGCGTTCAGTCAAGCAGTCAATGAAATAGTCTTTCTCGGTGTTCTCAATAAATCTCTTTATTGCTTCTTCTTTTCCTTCTTTGGTGAGGTTTTTTGGTTGGAAGTCTTCAATATATTGCATAACATTTTGTCTAATTTTTCTCTGTTCTTTTCAAAGTCCTGATAAGTTATCACTTGCAACTTTGCGCCTTTATCCCATTTAGCCTCGGAGATTATGGTTTCTAAACCCTTGGAGAAATATCTGATAATCTGCCCATTCTCCTTGTTTATTATCACATAATCCAAGTCTTTCTTACTTATTTTCATATAATTTGATTTCTTCTTTTAATTGCTCAACATTGGGAATGGCGAACTTATTTAGAACACTTAGATAGCAATCCTTCTTAGCCATTTTGTATTCCCTTTCTAATTGGTCTTGTAGTGTCCTTACCTGTTGCCTAGTCAAAAATATCTCTATGCCTTCAACCTCAAATGATAGTTCGGACAATATCTTGTTTATCTCTGTGTTGTCGCATATCTGTTGCAAGGCTTCGGCTCTTAATAACTCTGCCTGTAAGTCCTCTAACGATTGCTTGCGAAAACCTTTATTACCGCTTATCAGCCCTTTCAGTTTGTCCTTTAAGTCCTCAAACATTTACTTGTTGTTCAATTTGTGGGGGCATTTGTATAGGCATAGCTTCTGGTTCCATCATTTCAGGGGCTATCTCTGTTGGATTAGAGTCAGTCATTCCAGCTGTGGGCATAGGGGCTTGCTTTAATTGCTGTATGCTCATCTTCATTGCGTCCATCTTGGCGTTCCTAACAGCGTTCTCCTCTGCCACTAAGATAGCTTTATCAATATAGGCATATACCTTTGCAACAGTCTGGGGCTTCATCTCGTCCTTGTTATTGCATACAAGATCATATAAGCGTTGACAGAAGGTTTGATTAGCTTGCTTATACATATCAGGGGTATCTCCTTCAATAAACCGTTGGAATATGTTCTCTGCCTTCTCCACATATTGCGACTCACCATATTGATCTACATCCATAATCTCTTTTATTTCGCTATCGCTTATCTCGCCAGTCTTTAAGATAAGCTCCATAACCTTCTTGGGATTGCCCTGTTGGATAATTACAGGGTTGTTCAGGGCAGTCATAATCTTATTGGTCTTTATCATATCGTCCTGGGTCTTTTGCTCCATATCCTCAATCTCAATGTCATACTCTACTTCGGCATCCTCTTTTAAGACTTTCACAGTTTCCAGTCCTAATGCGCCAATAATCTTTACACTCTCTTTATTGCCCAAGTGTTCTCGCACACCGTCTAGCCATCTCTTGCCAATCTCTATCGCAAAGTTATTGTGGCTCTCGTTAGAATAAAATATCTTCCTGTTAGCCTGCTGTATGTTCCTTTCGTTAATACCAACTTTGTCCGTTTCACTCTGTCCTTGCATACCTGCCGTTATTCCAGTATCTACACCTGCTCGGAAGTTGATACTATCCATAAACTTCAACAAAGGATTGGTTAAATCAACTACATCAAGGCGTTGGATAGCTTGGTCAGCATTAAAGGGGCTACCAACTCTCATGGGGATAAAGCCATTGGGGATATACTTAGGTGGTCTATCAAAGCTCTCTGGTCTGTATGTCCTGGCAGGCTTAACTAATTGCCTAACATTGTTGATATAGGCGTTTTGAGCCTCTTGCATTAGCACACAAGAAGGATATTTCACATCAGCAGGGGATATACTCCAAAAGTTATGAATATCTCTTTTAGGTTGCCACGCTACATAAGGATAAAGTCCACTCTTGAATAAGTCAGTTAGCTTCTTCTGGCGGATAGACATACCAGTCTGAACATCAATCAGCTCATAATAGCGTTCTCCCTTGTATTCGTAGTTAATCTCAAAGAAGTGGAATAGCTCATCAAATGGGCTTGCCTGTGGTTCTTTGTTAAACAAGGCATATTTCTTTATCTTCTCCTCATAATCAGATCTGCTTTGGTCAATGTAATTACTACTTCCGCCTATATAGTTAAAGAAAGCTCTTGCACCCTTATATATTCCGCTTTTCTCTCCTTCCTCTAATTGGGTCTTAGTTAAGAATATACCAGTTTCTCCGCAATACTTATGTGTTTCCAAATCAGCACCACCATTAGGTTGGCAAAAGAAGTCCACAGGGTCTATCACATCTAAATGGTGCTTATAGCCGTTTATACTCTCACTCCATACCTTTGCTATTCCTACGCCATATACACAGGCATATTTATTCACTGCCCTATTCTTGCCGTCATAGTCAGCGAACTGTGGTAGTTTATCCCTTTCGTGTAAGGCATTTAGCTTCTTCTCACTCTCTGCATCTGCCAAAGATTTGATAGCCTTAAACTTAATGTTGAGCTTAGGCATTCTAGCCGCCCAATCCTCAACATATCCGTGCATATCGGTTGTAGGGATATTAAGGAAGCCAATTTGCTCGTCCTCTTGTTTAAGGTTATACATTTCCACATTCTTAGAGGCTTGCTTCATTCTCTCCTCTTTGAAGCGCATACCATCGTGGAATGCTTTATATGCTTTTGTAGTTATATCTTTGTTCATAACCGCCCTTCATAAGGGCTTGTTGGTTGATAAGTGTCCTCTGGGTAGATTATATTTACTTGTTGTTCAAATTGACTTTCAACTAATGCCATATACCTGTGGACATCTGCTGGGTGGCTTGCCCAATCGTGTAGGGGTATCTCCTTAAACATACCTCTCTTTTCATCCCATTCTCGTCTATACATAGGCATAGCATCTAGCCATAAACTGCATCTGTTCTCGTCCACATACAGCCTGCTAAATACTGCCTTGCCTCTATTTATTCCTTCCTCAACTCCTAGCATAGGGATCTTTAAGAAATTGATGCCTAATGCTCTTGCCGTGTCTATCCTTGTTTGCCCACTCATTACTTCTGTTTGATTTATATCGTGTGGGGCGAAATGTCCCCCGTAAATATAAGGTTTTTGCAGTATCTTTTTTATAGCGTCAGACAATCCTTCATTGCTTGCCCCTTCTGCATAGTCAATCATAAATATCTTTCCATCTTTACGCTGGTAAAACCCTGTCGCCATATTCTGTCCTCTTCCCAAATCGCTTACTGTCCAAACTCTTAAATCTCTGTTGTATGGGAATAGTCCAAATCTCTTATCCTGTCTTGCTTGGTTTATTTCGTCTAAATAAATACTTCCTTTAATGCTTGCCTCAAAAGAGCAGTTATATTCTTGTTCATACTCCTCTTTTGACATATTCACTCTTTCATTGTCTAATTGCTCTTTAGTGAATATATTGGTATCTGATACTTTTAATAAAAGTGATAGCCAATTATCTGTTTTCAAACCTTTCTCATATAGTCTAAAAAACTCATTCTTGCCCTTTGGAGTTCCAATCCAAATGACATAGCCGTTATGGTCTAACAAACAAGGGCTTATAATCTCTGTAAATATATTACTGGGCTGTTGGCTGTATTCGTCAAATACTACGCCCCATAATCCCATACCTCTTAAACTATCAG